GACGTGAACTTCGAGACCAACTATCCGTACGCTTTCATTGATACGATGATTGCAAACATTTGCCCGCAGAATCCGCAGGTCACTGTGACTGCCCGACGAGACAAGCTGCGCGGAGCCGCTAAGTTTCGGGAAGCAATCATCAACGATACGTTCCGCCGAAGCAACTTGCACACCTTGCTGTGGAAAACCTCTACAAACACTTCTATCTGCGGACGAGCGTTCCTCAAAGTCGTGTGGAACTTCCGCAAGGGCACGCCGGAAATGTACTCGGTGGACCCCCGATTTGTTTTCTTTGACATGTCTGCCGCAAAGTTTGAGGACATCCGCTATCTCATCGAAGTGACCGTGCTCACAAAATCTGAGTACAAGCGGCGCACAAAAAAGAACGGACGCAAAGGCGCTTTGTACAACAACAAGGTGTCCGAAAAAGCCGTGTTCGGCGGATACCCCACGTTCCTCAAAGACCACTCTCGTAACAAGAGTTACGTCAACCAAGCATCAACTGACGTATATAGTTGGGTTACGGTCTACGAGGTGTATGATTTCGAGGGCGAAGGCAGGTACTACCACTTCCTCGAAGATGTTGAGGAACCTCTTTTTGAGGGCGAACTGCCATATCGGTACATCCGAAACCCGTTCATCAGCCTGACCTTTAATGAGAACATGACCGACCTAGCGGGCCTGTCTGATGTCAAGCTCGTGCAATCTCTGCAGCAAAGACTAAATGAGATTGACACGCTGGAGCTCTGGCACGCCCACACTTCGACACCCGTCATGCTGGTCAACACCGCGCTCGCCGATAACCCCGAAGCCATCTTGACCGCATTGCAAGATGCCAATCAACCTGGCACGATGGTGTCTATTCAGGGCAAAGCGAACGCACCGCTAGGAGATATTATTGGTCAAACCCCCGTCCCGTCCTTCTCCCCCGCCTTTACGGACATGCGGAATCGCTGCAATCAAGTCATTGAGTTTATCCTTGGCATCCCTCAGTACAGTCGGGGGGTTGTGGGTGTGGCGGACGTTGCTACGGAGGTCGCGCTTGCCGACACTGCGACCCGAACAAGAAACGGACGAAGAATAAAGCAGATTGAGGACGTGGTAAACTCTGCGGCCGAACGAGTCATCGGGCTGTACGAAGAGTTTCTCGACCCGAACACCAAGCTGCCGGTGCGCCTGACCGGAAGCAAAGAAGTTCTGAAGGCTACCCGCCAAAGCCTTATGCTCCGGCCTGACCGCGACCCCGGTGAAAACCCCCTCGACTTTGATTACGATGCGTTGCCGTACTCACCTACGGAGAACCACAAGATTATTCAGCTCCAAAAGTTTCAGCAGTACCTCCCTCTTCTGCTGGAAGCGCCAAACGTAAACAAAGAAAAACTGGTCCTCAAACTTCTCGACCTGCTGGGCATGCAAGACTTGGCTGAAGACGCTCCCGCTGCACCTCCGCCAACGCCCGCTCCTATGCCAGGTCAAGCGCCCCCAATGATGCCGGGAGTTCCGCCCGAAGCAATGCAGCCTCCGGGTGTTGACAGCGTGGTTACTGGAGGGTTACCTCAAGGCACAGAGGCACCGCCGCAAATCCCACTTCCAGCCGGTGGTCCCGGCCTTCCCATTTCTTAGGAGATTACAATGGCAGAGCGAGATAAGAAAACCAAAGAAGAATACGAAAAAGCAAAGCCATTTAGCCGTGCTGGCCGCATGCGCGCCGCAGGCGTTGCGATGGGAACCATCAAGAAGCAAGCCGCTGACCGCAAGGCAGAGGCCCGCGCAGCGGCAGAGGCCCGCGAAGCGAAGAAGGGGCGGCCTGGAGCCGGTGCTGGCGTTGTGAAAAAAGGTGAGACAGATGCTGGCCGCACTCGGCGCGGAGGAGCCTCTGGTACCGCCCGGCGCGCAGGAACCGCAGCCAGGGTTAGGAGCACGAGAACTTCTGGTGCCGCTCGAACTGACCGCCAGCGCGCGACCACGCGATAGTGCGCATCCCCGTCAAAAAAATCCTCGATGTCGTAGGCTCAATCCTGCGCATCGTGGCCCCCTTGGTCCGCAAGAAGAAGCGTGAGGACAAGTAATGTACGGTGAGGCCCGCAAGAAGAAGGTCAAGAAGCTGCTCAAAAAAGGCAAGAAGCCAAAGCAGGCCTACGCTATGGCGAAAAGCATGGAGCGGTCGGGCAAACTTGGACCTCGTGGTGGCTACAAAAAGTGAGGGAACACCATGCCGATGTATGACTTTAAGTGCCCAGAAGGGTGTGGGTACTTCAACGACATTTTTGTGCCCTTGGCCCAGCATGGCAAAACAACTTGCCCAGAGTGCGGGGCTTTGATGACCACAGTTATTGGAGATGTGGCCCTCATTGGGCCGATGCCGTCAAAACCGCTGGTGGTTAATCAAGTAGGACGCACGTTTGAATCAGGTGCCGAATGGCGCGAGTATCAGCGTAAGAATCCTGACTGCCAGATTGTGTCGTCGGACTCTTCGGAATGGAGAAAGCATCGAGACGCCGTCGCTGAAAAAGCAGAAGCACGGGCGCGCAAGATGGGCTACCGAGACCATGCTGACAGAAAAGCCAAGCGCAAAAAAGAAAAAGCTAAACGCGCTGGCAAGGTTGACAAGCAAATATATGTCCACTAAAGACATCATGAGGTGCCCATGCCAGCCCAAGAGAAACTAATCCGAAAGCTCAATGAAGACCCGCCCGACAACTTTGCGGAGTTGGAAGAGCTCATGCAGGAGTGCGGCTACGGTGTAACCGTCACAGACCCTAGCGCAGGGATGGATGACGAGATGTATTCCGAAGAAATGCCGGAAGACATGGGTCCAGAAGATGAGGGAGACGAAGAGCCAATGGATGACTTGATGGACATGATGCCCCCCGGCATGGGAGCTCCGAGTCCAAATGAAAGTCCTCGCATGAAGGTTCGTCGCATGACTATTGTTGCGGCAAAGAAAGCTCTCCCGAAGGATAAGAAAAGGGAGGAGTAATGAACGAAGAAGATTTTGAGGCGGGGGCCGAGGCTCCCGTATCCGAGGCAGTTGACGCTCCTGTTGATGCGGCCCCGGTTGACGCTGCTTCCGATGAAGCGCCTGCCACTTCGGAGCCCTCCCTCTCCGCCGACACAGATTCTGAGGAGCCTGCCCCCGTCTCTTTCCCTTCTGCAGACGACTTCGGTTGGGACTCTTGGGACGGTGAGTTTGACAAACTGCCCGAACAACTCCGGGGCTGGGGCGACAAGTTTCACGGCTACTACGGGTCTCGCCACCAAGCGGCGCTGGACCAACAGCGGCAACAGATGGAGCAACAGCACAGCTTATATGAGGCTTTGATCAGCGGCAAGGAAGATCCGCGAGTCGAGCAGTATGCTGGGCAGTTGAAAGATTGGGAGCAAAAACACAGCGTTCTAGAGGCAAAGTTTGCCGCACTAGAATCTGACAACAAACTTTTCGTAGAGAGCGTTAACAAGTCTATCGAGGCAGAGGCCGAGCGTTTCGCTCAAGCCTTTCAAGAATCGAACACGGACCTGTTTAATGACGAGGCTCTAGCGAATACTTTTGCAGACCTGCTCGAAGAGGGCTGGGATCTCGAGACCGCTGCGGAAGCCTCGCGCCTTCCACAGAATGTTCTTGAGGTTGCAAAACAGGCAAAGGCAGATGGTGTCCCTGATTCGTATGCGCTCAAACTTGCGCGCGGTACGAAGATGCGAACACCTCAACCTCGGCCTGGTGCCAAGTTGACGTCAGGGGCCACAACCCCCAGCCGCTCTCCCGAGCAGGTGGAAACGACGAATACTGGGGCGATGTCCTTGGCGGACTGGCGGAAACATGTTGCGCGTAATGCTCTGAACTCTAGCAAAAGGAGGGCCTAATGGCCATCTCACCCGACGTACTGGCGACGGCGCTCAATGAGCTCATGCCTTCGTACAGTGAAATGTTCGTCAAGTTTCACCCCTTGATGGAAAAAATCATGATGAACGGGAATATGACCCGTGACACACTCAAAGGCCCGCGCCGTGAGTTTGCTGTTGTGACCGATGGTCCCGGTACTGTGACGCAAGTCAACACCGGTTCTGAAGTCATTGCAGGTGGGCGCTCGCAGAATGCACACCGAGGCAACGTGCTTGCACCACGTCTCATCTATGCGTTCGACGTTCCCGGCAAGGACTTGGCTGAGGCCAATGGCGAGCAAGACCTCGCACGAATCCTCCAGCACTACCCAGAGCTGGCCCTGTCTGACTTCCATGAGCGGATCTCGAATCAGCTTGGAACAGGCAACGGCAATCAGGTCGGCGGCTTTGCTACCCTGAACGGCAACACACAGTTCAACCCAGACGGCACTGCTCGCGACGGGTTCCTTCAGTTGTCCGCATCCTCCGCCAAGACAGTCCACGGACTGAAGTGCGCAGGCGCAGGCGCAGGCGCTATCAGCGGCTGGAACAACCAGTACGAAGACATCACTTCGTTTGCTGTCAACGGTCGTAGCCAGATGCGTAAGGCGTACTTTGCCGCATCGCGCCAAGGTAAGACTGCTGGCCCTGTTGATTTGATGATTGGTGACGAGGCTTCCTACCTCAACTACATCGACGACTTGGACGATCAAGTCCGCGTGGTCAAGGTTGAGGGCGACAAGGCTCCACCTCTGGTACGTCAGGGCGTCAAGTTCCTCGACGCTGACTTCTTCCTCGACGACTCAATCGACGTGTCTGACGCAGCCTTCAAGGATGGCGCAGGCAACCCGACTGCGGCGAGCGATGGTATCATCTACGGCCTCAAGACTTCGGTCTGGCACTTGTTCACTCTTGGCCATGATGCGAACATCGAAACGAAGGGCGACTTTGCTCTCCGTGGACCGTTCCGTATCCCTGACCAAGACATCTTCCGCTACGAGTTGGTGCTCATGATGGGCCTCCACACTACGCAGCTCCGCTCCAACTTCGTCGTTACCGGCGCAGGCACCCCATAAGGAGGATCTCATGGGTTTCACAGCATCTGGTATCACTACCACCACTGTTACTACTGACCAGCAGGCTCCTCTGGGCTTCATTCTTACCGTCCCTGACGGCGACAATGGAATCCAAGAGTGGATCTACGTCTACAACGATAGCGGCGCGACCGCTGCCGTAGCCAAAGTGCAGACACGGAAGGCTGGAACGGCCAACTACCACATCGCTGAAGCAGGGGCCATCAACCCTTGCCAAGCGGTAGGTGTTGTTGTTACGGAGATTCCTAACGGTTCTTACGGTTTTATTCTCCGAAAGGGAATCTGTACCGTCGATGCAGCAGGGTCCGTAACTGCCAACAAGGGCCTGATCCTTGTCGCTTCCGGTGAAGTTACTCATGAAGCAGCCGTTACAGGCAGCGCCATGGGCAACAGTCTTGCTGGCCGAACTGGAGCAGGCACGTTCACTGCCTTCGTTGACTGCCGGGGCTAGTAGATGAATCTCAAAGAGATTCGGAACGCGATGTTCGCCCAGGCGGACTGGGCACCGACCCAGTCGTCTGAGGCGATCTCTCGCGCTAATAGCTTCATCAACAGGGCCTACAATCAGTTAGCTCTAGAAGCTCCGTTTCTCTTCTTTGAGTCCAAGGTGCATCTGGCCACAGAGCCGGATGTTACCTCTTTGGACGGTGACCCCGACAATGGGGTTCTCGACAATGTTCGGTTAGCCGGGGCGAACACGCTACCCGGAAGCCCAGCAACTCGGGATCCATGGACGTGGCGTACCACCTATACGTCTGTCCAACAAGCAGCGAAGCCCTCAGCCTTCAACGCTTGGAAGCATGACCGTTCTTGGGACGGCAGGCTTATTGAAATCACAGTCGCCGATGGCACAGTCCTGCGTAATCAAATCCGCTCGGTCTGGAAAAACGCCTCCGACAACTATTTTTACTTTACTCTCGTCACGCCTTGGGACATTGGAACCTACGGCAATGGCGATTTTAAGTATCGCATTTTTACCGACGCTTACGCGCTGCCTGACGATTTGATTCAGTTGAGCACTGCCCGTCTGCGTGACAACACCAACAACTACCCCTTGGACGTTTTTGGTCAGCGTGAATCTGAAGATCTGCAGCTCGACGGTCCTCCCTCCGAGGTAACATCGGGCATCCCTCGCGTAATCTTCCGGCGACATCACGTCCACATGCGCGGCCCGAGCTCTGCTCCAGTAGCGTCTCCGGCGGTGACCAGCCCGGACAATTTAGATGATCCTAACGACATAGACCTCAACCCCCCCGACATTACGAATCCGAATCCGAGAACAGTCAGCATTAACGTAAAAGCAGCCTCGCTACCCGGAGCTAACCTTACCGCTGATGCTGACGCCACCGCCGTTGAACATAAGTGGCTCGGACCAGAACCCGCCGGAACGTTTGAGTATCGAGTAACGTACTCATGGGGCAAGAGGGACGTAGAGTTTCAACTTCCCGGACTCGGTAGCTGGGAGGGCTTTGCCCAGCCTCTGGACATTACGAGTACCACCCCGTTTCCAAGCGCAAGCACTTCTACCGATGGCGACAACCCCTCTCGCAACAGGTTTAGGACACCGCGCTTTGAATCTCCCCCATCGCCCGCATCGAACGCCATGACCGTTGCCAGAGTCGGGGATGAGTTTGCGGCAATCAGGCTGTCGCTTCCAAACATCACTTACGCGCTAGGCTTTCTGACCAAGTTTGGGTCACACAACAGGCAGAGTCTTGACCAAAGCGGAGTCTACATCCGCATCTATCGTCGTCGCATTGACGCGAACATGAACGACTATGGGCTGCTTGAGAACGCCGCCGACGGCCTCCAGCAGTCTCAGCTAGATTCGGACAACGCTTTTTACTTGCTGTCAGAGTTTCGCGCAGACAGCAACAACTCGGGCGTATGGTACGACAATGGCGAGTTTCTGCCTGATTACAGTCGCAGGCTGCGGGACATTCACGGGTATCAAACGATCCAGTTTTACCCCAAGCCTGACCAGCGATATGTCGTTGACATCCGAGGCGTCATTCGTCCTGAAGAGTTGACGGCGGACCAAGACGTTCCTCTGGTTCATGCGGAAGCAATCAACGTCCTAATCGAAAAGGCGATGGTGTACCTGTATGAGAACATGGGGCAGACGGCCCGGTCTGACTACAGCACTGCTCGTTATCAAGAACTTCTCTTTACTCTCACAAAAAGATACGGCGATCTTCGCCCACCCTCCGCACCTGTGTTACGCAGTATGACACGGGCCACCGGCATCAGAACGAACCGCCGATGGAACCGTAGACTTTCAAGCGATGACCTGGGAGGAGTAGTCGATGGGTAAAGAAGACACGCCGCTTATTTGTGGTGCGGTATACAAACAGTTGGATTCAAATGACGTTGAAAGGCACGGCCTAATGGTGGCTTTGACCATCAACGGCAACGAGCAGTCCGGCCTGATTTACTGGACCGGCTTCAAGCCTGAGCTGGTTACGAATCACAACAAAGACCGCTTGGCAAAGCTCGAGCTGATTGCAAAGCCAGCCCCTCTGGTTATTGAGAAACCAGAACCGAAGCCGAAACCAGCACCGAAGCCAGAGCCGAAGCCTCCTGTGCGGCGGACAAAGACAAGCGCGGGGCGACCCAGAAAAAAGAGTTAAATCATGGCCTACTTAAAGAACCGCCGCGAACGACCTTCCGGCTCTGAGAGCGCGTACTTTATCCGAGGCCAAGATGACGGGCTGATTCTTCCGAATGAGCTCGCTCACGAAATCGTCAACATGTACAGCCTTGAAGAGGGAACTCTACGTTCTGCGTGGGGACCTGCGGTTTATGTTCCGCAGAAAAGCCCTTTGCGTGCGCAGGACGGCACTGTTCTTGCTGCTCCCGGAGATCAGCCTCGATCTACCAAGAGCTTTGCTTACGATGAGCCGAAAGCAGTCGCCCCGTTTGATGTTTGTGATTCGTCGCTACCTCTGTACGGCAAGCTGCAGCACGGCATCCACCATGCGGTACTTCAAGGCGGCGAGCGTGATGTACTTCTGCTTCACACGTCTAATGAGTTGTGGGAGTTTCGCGGTTGGAAAAGGGACTGGCGTCGGCTTATTAGCAACCCTGCGTCAGCGCACGGGCTGAAAGGCGAACTGCCTGACGATGAGTCGCCCAGCTTTCCCACGCAGTTTGAGACGGTAGGCAACGGGGTTGTTATCGTTCCGCAAAATGGCCGAGCCTACTTCTACGATGGGCACATCATCGCGCCTCTTGGGTTTAGCGAGACCCCGTCAACTCCGATGTCGTCAGGGCCAGAGAGTAGTACCGATTTTTTCCGGGGCGGGTCGGGTGCGGTGGACGGGATAAACGACACAGGCTACGCGCACACAGGCTTGTGGATTGCTAAGAAGAAAAACAACCCATCGGGCATGACATACGGCTTTAAGAAGGGCCGCATCGGGACTGTGAACCCTTACCTCATGGATGGTGGAAGCAGCGATACGCCGTATGCCGCAGGCCTGCTTGACGCGGGCGAGTGGCGCTGCAAGGTGCAGTACATTGATGTCTTTGGTAATCTGTCCGCTCCTTCTGAGGCGAGCGCGCCCGTTGGTTGTGACCGGCAAGGCACGGAGACTATCAGTCACGATAGGTTTGCCTTTATACAGGGCGAGGGCGAAGTTAATGTCGCCCCCGAAAACTTGAAGTTTCAGCTCGCGTGGACTGGAATATCTACCGGCCCTGACCACTGTGTCGGGCGCAATCTGTACAGAACCAAAGACCTTATCAACTCTGGTGATGCCGGGTACTACGCTCTACCCCAGAACACGTCGGCCACGTTTACGACGTTTGCCACGCTGCAGGACAACGTCACCACCATCTACCCGGACAACATGTCCGATTCGTACCTCGGCGCAAAGCTGATGGACGTTGTTCCGGTGCCACGCTTCAAGCTGTGTCGCGCTGCGTTTGGTCGGCTGTTCATTGCTAACACCAGAGACAATGAGGGGCTGATTAGGTTCTCGCAGCCTGGTGCGTGGGGAACTTTTCAAAAAGGCGACTCCATCTATCCCGATGCGTCGGGTGGGGAGATTACGGGTCTGTGGCGTTGCGACCGAGGACTGCTGGCGTTTACTTCGTCCAGCACATTCTTGATCACGGCACTCAACCAAGGCAGCGATTTTAGCGCCGTGCCAATCTCCAGAGAAGTGGGCTGCGCGGCCCCGAACTCGCTTCAGACACTGCCCGATGGCAGGGTGATTTGGCTTGGCTACGACGGGTTCTACTCGTTTGATGGCAACACCATTTCTTTCGAGTCCGCCCCTCTAAACCGCCTGCTGAAGAGATTCACTCTTGCCCGTTTTAGGCAGGCATGTTCTGTTTTTGACGGCATGTCGAATGAGTATCGGTGCTGGGTCTCGACTGACGGTTCGGTCGAGAACAATCTGTGCCTTACCTACTCTGGCGATTTGTGGAGAACGCGCACAGATTTTCAGCCTCGAGATGTATGCGTCACCGACGATCACAGGGCGTACCTATTGGCCGCAGGAAGCATCACAGGGCAGGATGAGCACGACGGAGTGTACTTGCTCGATCACGCCGCCGCAAGAGCCCACAGCGACCTTAGAGCCCTATCTGACGCGCGTGAGTCGAAGATCGAGACAGTATGGATGCAGGGCTTCCAGTCTAAGCGCAAGGAAACCATCCCCACCATCTACCTCTGGTTCAGGGAGACGGAGATAGATTCCGTTAAGATTGAGGTTATGCGGGATTGGCGTGAAGATGTTGTCGAAGAAGTTACGATCGATCGGTTTACCAACGTGGACAAGCCCTCAGTGTGGGGCAAAACACGGTTAGGGGAGTCTGGCGCAAAGTTTCGCCGCCGTCGTCCGTACTGGACAAGAGCTCAAATATACCTGCCTTCCGCCGAAGTTGTTAAGTTCCGTATAACAGGCACCGGATTCTGGGAGTTTGTTGGTTTATCGTTTGACGCATCGCCCCGGACATACGGGAATGCACAACTTCCGGGGTAAACATGGCATGGAAATACCCGCAGTTTGACATCAAGAGCGGCTACGTTGTTGACATCGATCCAATCAATGACAATCTTCTTGGCGTTGCGAACGAGGTTTGCGGTGGTCTTAACGAGCACAACTTTAACGCAGAGGAAGACCCTGGTGGCCTCCTAACTCGCGATAACATGAAGACTGGTGCAGTATTCCGGGTTCTTACAACATCGAAAGCAACGAGCAATGAACTCCCCGCTCAATCCGATTGGCTTACAATCAAGCCCGTGGATACTTGGCAATCGTATGAGGCGAACGGTGCTCGGCTTTCCTTTGTGTCGCGAGGCTCCACCGCGTGGTTGTGCGCCTCTTTTCAGATTATCGCAACAGCCATTGGAAGGTTTACCTCACTCGAGAAAACTCAAAAAGGGTTTGGCTTCTTAGTCGCGCTGAAGCTAAATGGCGTCGTTATTCATGATTCGCTTCTAGGCTCCGGCGACCCGCAAGGCGAGTTCTATCGCGGCTTTCAAAACAGAGCGGGCATGCGGAAGACCGGCGTAGAAAAGGAGACCCAAAATACAGCGTATGGGGGCGGCGGGATTTGCGGGGCACGCCTTCCCGTGACGGTGGACGCAGTGGTTGATTTGCCGCCAGGTGAGCATGTCGTTGAGATATGCGTCAAGAGTATCCGAGGTCACAACTGGTCGCGCGGCAGCGGAGCTCACGGTAACGCGGCCTCGGAGAATGACTGCTTTATCGCAAGTCGCGAGTTGTTTGTGTTGGAGATGAGGCGCTGATGTCTGACAAGTATACCTATTTGGAAACCAATACAGCTTATTCGTCGGGCGAACTGTCTCTCCGGCTGGAAGATGTGGCAGGGGCGAACAGGGGGCTAAACGCCATTGATTTAAGTTCGCTTTCTCTTGGCTGCTTTAGAAGCAACTTGATCCCCCGCATGATTCACAGCTCAAGCTTAACGGGGATACTCCCTAAAAATCGTTTTACGAGTGAGCTAGACGTTGGTTTTCGCAACCTAGACACCCTCCAGCCTACAGCCGCTGAGTCAGATCCTCTTATCGCATCAAT